GCCGAGGTCAAGCACCTGACGAGTGTCGCCGAAGGCCAGCTTGTAGCCTGTGGTTTCGGTCTTGACGTAAGTGATCGACTGGTTCTGGATGGAACGCTCGTTTTCCGAGATGTTCGCACCAGCTTCAACGATCTCTTCCAGCGTGTCGGCCTTGGAGTAGCCGAGCAGCTTGTTCGCCGGCATTGTGCTGGACAGAACGAAGTTGCAGTTGCCGCCCAGGAGAGGCAGGTTCACGTTGATGCGCGGAGCGCCCTTTTCGGCCAGCGCGTCGGCTTCGGCCTTGGCACCGGAGAGGGACGGCGTGAACATGAACAGGAGTTCCAGGTACATGTCCAGGTTGCCGACGATGGTGTCAACCGGCACACCGGCCTTGGCACGAGCGATCAGCCATTTTGCCAGCGCTTTGTACTGCTGCGAGATCGGCTTGGACAGGTCGCCGCCGATTTCAGCGTCAGTGAAAGCAATGGTCGGAGCAGCGGGGTTCACGCCGTCGCCGTTCACGAGGACCATAGTCGCAGCGCGGACCTTGCTGATTTCCAGCTCACGACCGATACGGGCCGCGAACGGAGTCATGATGTCCAGCGAAGCGCGGCGCTCGAACTCGTAGGAAGCGCGGATACCGGAGCCATGCTTGAACAGCGTGACGGCGGTCTGCGATGTCTTCAGAGTGCGAACCGGGATGTTACCGAATTCGGCGATGGTGAAGGTCTGACGAGCTTCCGGCGTATCTTCGATCACAGTCGAGATCAGTTCGGTGCCGTTGAGGGTACGCGATTGCGAAATCAGCGGCTCAACTTTTTCGATCTGGTCTTGACGGTTCTTCCAGCGAACCATCGTGTCGATCACTTCAGGGAACATCGCACGGGTGCCGGGGTACTTCTGGAATGCGTCACGCAGCGGCTTGCAGCAGGACGCCGGATTCCAGGTCTTGACGGAACGGCAGGCCCAGTTCCAGCAGCGCAGCTTCGAAGCCATTCAGGCCGTCGAATTTGGCAACGGAAGCCGATTGATGCGGGTCGATTGCCAGCGTGAGGTAATCACGCATGGAGAGACCGGAGTCTTTCGCCATCGAAACCAGCTTGGCCGCAGCCAGCTTGGAGTTCGCAGGATTGTCGTCACGCAGACCAGCCAGAACAACTTCCGGTGCGCGGCGCGGGATGTCAGTCAAATTCATGTTGTTTTCTCCGAGTGGGAAGTTGTTGAATTACAGGAAGATAACGGTCGCGGTTTTGGCGACGTTATCGACTTCAGTTACCAGCGAGCGATTCGCAGCACCAGCGGCCTTGACTTCACCGGGGGTTGCGGAGCCGACGACGCTTGCGCCGATGGCGAGCGCACCGTTGAACTTCACCTGGAAGCCGCCCTTGTGATCGACTGTACCGACTTTGATGCCTTCGATCTTGCGGTCTTCGTAGGAAGCCAGCATGCCGATAGGCGCGTCACCGTCAGCCAGCAGCTTGACAGTGTTCGCAGCGCCGGTATCTTGCGCGACGAGATGGCCGACGTTGGCCTGGGTCACGGCACCGGAAACGTTCCAGGTCCATGCGAAGATTTGCGGTACGAGACCGCGAAGCGTAACGCCTGCTCCGATAATAGACATCTTGTTTCTCCTATTTTACGAATGGGGTGGGGTGGGATTACTTCGGAGCTTTGAAGGCTGCGGTCTTCGACACGCCGGTCTTACCTTCGGTCGTGCTTCCAGCTCCCGACTGCTGCGAATTTCCACCAGGGAATGCAGCCGAAAGTTTAACACGGTTTTCCGCGATGGAAGCCTTCAGTTGATCGAAAGTCGCGTCGTCGGCCAGCTTGGTCACGCCAGCAGCGACGGCGAGGCGGTCAGCTTCTTCACGGATGAAGGCCAGTTGAGCAGCGGCAGTATCGTTCGCCAGTTTCAGGTCACCGGCCAGCTTGGTTGCGTCGGTCGCTTGAGCAGCGGCCAGGGCGGTTTGTGCCGTCGCCAGTTGCGCGGCCAGATCGGTGTTCTTGGTTGTCAGCTCGGCGACGCTGGCAGTCAGGGTAGTAACCTTGTGATCCAGAACAGCTTTTTC